CCGATAGTATGGTTTCCAAGTATTGAAAACACTTTTGCGTTTAAGTTGAGAATCGAGTAGTTCACCCAATCTCCAATCATTAAACCAGTCGCTTTCATAGCCATAATCTTTACCAGTTAATGTACATTTCATCACACATATCAGTAGTCCCAAGCAGATGCTTGGTGTCATCGTTGAATGGGATGCACTGAATAAAGCAAGCATTATTACAACACATAAACATTCCAGCGTAACGGCCAAAAAATGACGCTCCCCATGTACAAGAATCATCCTGTCTTACAAGCACCCTATCGAAGGGATTGAAGTTGCTAATGTCGTAGTGGGGCTTGGGCAACTCCAACTCCTTGTAGTCGGGGTGGGTGAGGATAATGTGGTCAAGACCAGTATCAAGCAAAGTACTCATCATGTAGGTTTCACCTTTTGCCTCATAGGTGAAGTACAGCACATCTTTGCTGCTGAAATCATAGCCGCCAGTACTGATTCCTAACTCCTCAAATGCCGCCTTGATTTGGTCGGCTTTCTCTTTGTTTCCTTGAATGTAGTAGTTCATAATCTTGATTCTTTTTTTGCTCGTTCAACTAAGGCATTGACCAAGATGCGGGTCTGGTCTGCCATGTCAATTCTCTCGATGATGTCCTCAAGGGACTTTGCGTATTGTTCCCAGTTCATAATCTCGTTGTTTTTTTGTTGTTAGTAAAAAACCGCCAGTTTCTCCTCGGTAACGCATCTGCGCCATACCCCGCACCGACTTAGCGGCATCGTTATGAAAAAAATCCACTCAATGTTGCTGCTCGGCAGCCCCATGCTTTATGTCGTTTTGTTATCACTCTCTAAAAACCCTCCGTGATTCCCATCATGAGAGGGGACATGAAATTAACCAAACATTCTTTTATCGATGTTGAAGCGTTCATATCCACCAATAGATGCGGATAAAACTCTCGATAAATGCCGAACACGTCGGCAGGGGTTCTTCTGGCCCGCTGGTCTCCCCAATGATAATCGTCATCGCTGCGTTTATCGCCCGCAGCTAGGCACTTGATCAATTCTTCGCTCATAATTGCAAGGCACTAGTTCAAAGTCGTCAACAAAATCCTGAGGAAGGCTTTTGAAAAATTTCCACGAATCCCTGATGTCGGTTTCGGTCATCACGCTTTTGCTCCACCACTGCACCAGGCCAGCGGGGAAGCCGTCGGCATTGACGCGGCACTCGCACCAATGCAGCCGTTGCCTGGTGAGCATGTCGCACCCGTCATTGATGGTGAACACCCTCGTGCCTTCAGCGTTGAACACCCCCACCACGGCGGTGCTGTTGGTGTAGATGACATCGGGGGCGGCCTTTTTCCACGCCCAGACGATGCCCATCACCACCCCGGCATACACGGTGCCCCGCTCCAGATCAATCACATGCTCCTCCTTGCCTGACATGGCATCTGTGACGGTGACGTGCACCGGCGACGGTGTCGGCATCTGCTGTGTAGCGTATACTGCGATTATCCTTTTCATTGTCAGAATGGTATTTTCTCTTGGATAAAGTTTCTGTTCTCAAGGCACGGGAGCACCCATGACTCGCCGGGCCTGTCGGCATAGCGCATCTTGCGCTTGTCAAAGTAGAGGCCGATGAGGCATTCCTCGCCGAAGGCCCTGTTCTTCACTATCTCCACCGCGGCGCTGTAGTTGCCATGGACAAAGTCGGCCAGCTCTTCCTTGGAGAAGAATGCCGCTGCCCTTGTCTCGAAGTCCTTGTTGACGCGGTGGAAGATGAGCACGTTGTCGGCACGGTTGGTGATGTCGGCGCTGCCGCTGATGTGCTCCTTGCGCAGGAACTCCATCGACTTGCGGGGGTGCGCCACCAGGATAATGTGCACCGAGGCCCGGCGGGCCAGGTTGCACAGCTCTCCCATGAACACGCCCTGGGCCTCGAACTTGTCGAAAGCCATGCCGCTGAGGTCGACCGCCATCAGGTTGTCGATAACCACCAGGTTGGCGTGACGTTCAGCCGTCACCTGCTCGATGTCGGCAAGGATGTCCTTTGCCGATGAGCCGTAGTCGTTGTTACGCAGGATCACGCTGTCGCCGAAGAAGTCGTCGATGGCGGGAATGGCGGCAACAGGTGGCCCCCATGAGCCGTCAGGCTTGGGCTCGTTCAGTCCACCAGCAGCTGTCTGGTACAGCCAATTCTTGAACTGCGCCTCGGTGAGCTCAGCGCTCCAGAATGCCACCACCGGGCGAGGCCCGTCAGCCGGTGAGCGCAGCACGTTCACCACGATGTTGTTAAGAAAGGTGGACTTGCCCGAGCCGCTGTTGCCGCTGAGCACCGTCACTTCCCCAGCCCGCAATCCGTGCAGCTTGTCCTCGAGCGACTGGTAGCCGGTGGTGACACGGGGCATCTGTGAGTAGTCGACATACTCGATCTCCGGCATCGTCTTCCACAGGTCGGAAGGAGTTTCCTGGCGGCGGGTGACGCTGCGGGTCTTCGGGGCGTACGAGTCAGGCTCAAACAGCAGCCGCACGTCGCGCCAGTGCTTGTCCTGGCAGGAGTTGTGGCGACAGGTGAACGCTATCGGGCCGTCATCAGGGACGAACACGCACGAGCAATCTTTGTGCTGGTCGTTGAACGGGCAGGTCTTGAGCACATATTTCGTGACGGTGCCGTCGCGCTGCACATCCTTCACGTCGAGGTGCTCCTTGACGAAGGCGTTGGCATCGAATCTGCCTACCCGGGGCGATGCCGGTGTCGGTGCCGACACCTGGGTCTCGGGTGCCAGGTCGGCGATCACCGCCTCGATCTCTGCCTGTGTCACCTTGTGTGACATCCACACCTCGCCGGGCGCTGGCAGCATGAAGCTGTCCATCCGCTGGGGTCGTTCATCGGTGTGGCGGCCCTTGCGTGAGAATGTGCCTGGGAGTTTGCAGATGCGTGCCGCATTCTTGACCGACACGTCGATGTGGGCATTGGGCAGCGAGAATGTAGCGTCGAATGCGGCGTACATCCTCTCCAGCAGTTTCGCCGTGTCTTTGTCGTTGTGCAGGTCGGTGCGGTAGAACAGGTGATACCCGTTGCCGCTGTCGCACATGACGGGGAGTTGCCATCCCCGCTTTGTCAGGTAGCTCATCAGGTTGACGGCCACTGCCGCCGCGGTGCCTTTTTCCTCATTGGTGGCGTTGGTGCCAGCCGGGCGCTCGGGGTCGATGTCGATGAATATCCATCGCCGGTATGCGATGTCGTTGTCGCTGGTGGTGGGTATCGACTTGGACGTGGCCTTGAGCATCTGGCCGCACTGAACCCTTCCGCTCACGGCGCGCTTGAGCGGGTTAACGGTGAAGTACACGGCGGCATGGTCATACTGTGCTGCCGCCTGGATCACTTCGTCGGGTGTGTTGAAGTAGCCGCTGTAGGGCTTGTCCTGGACGAATGCCCGGAGCTCGACGTAGTCCGACACATCGCGGTCGTCGTCTCGGTCGTTGTGGAAGTAGCCCCACCACCGTCTTATCTGTTCTTGCTGTTCCAGTGTCATAGTCGTCAGACATTAATCACCCCAAAGGAAAAGTCGTTGTTAGGCGCGCCTGCGCCGTTTTCTTTTTCTTTTTCTTTTTCTTTATTATTATTCTTTATATTCTTTATATGTGGTGAACTGAGTTCACCTTCTTGATGAACTGAGTTCACCTTCTTGGTGAACTTACTTCCTCTTCTTGGTGAACTGAGTTCACCTTCTTGATGAACTGAGTTCACCTTGTCGAAAAAAGCAGCAGCGCACTCCGGTGTCAGCTTCAGCGTGTTTCCCCATCCCCGCTCAACCTCCAGCCACCCCCGCTCCTCCAGCGAGTTCACCAGGCTGATCACCCATCGTTGGGTCATTCCCAGTTCGGCGGCCAGGGCGACGTATGTGCCCTTGTAGCCGTCAGCCCAGGAACCGACGGATGCGATGAGCCACTTCTCGGTGAGCGTGAACTCGCTGGAGTAGCGCAGGGCGTTGGGTATACGCAGGTATCCGGCCATTGTCAGAAGGGCAAGTCGTTACCTTGAACTGGCTGCGGTGCCGTGCCGTTGGCCTGCGCCTGCGCTACTGTCTGCCACTGGGTGCCTGGAAACAGCTGCTGCTGTTGCGGCTGTGGTGCCGGTGCCTGCTGCATAGGCTGCTGCACCGCCTGCTGCTGTCCCGTCACGCGCCAAGCCTTGAGCTCGACGTACCATCGGCCGTTATACTCTCGCCCGTTGATGTCGAAGTCGACGGTCACCGTCGCCCCCACGCCGGGCACGTCGCTGCACTTGTCTCCCCAGAGCGTCAGTGGCACCTGGTTGTCCCTGCCCCCCTCTTCGACGGTAATCACGAATGTCTGTTTCTGCCAGCTTTTGCCAGCCTTGCTCGTTCCCTGCTCCATCGGGAGCACCTGAGTCACTTGTCCTGTGATTTGCATAATCGTCAATTTTTTGATTAATGAAGTTATTTTTTGTCTCGTTGTTCAAGTTGTCTGGCCAGCCTGCGTGCAAGGCGGCAGAGGTTCACAACCCTGGTATTGCGGTTGTCGCTCTCCAGATCGGTGAGTGCCTGCAAGTACCTCACCGCCTCATCACGCTGTCTGTTACTTATTACTACCATTTCTAGTGTCCTTGTTCAGGTACCATGGTTTCGGCCGTTTGGCACGATACTCTTTGAGCTCAGCCCTCAACCGCCGGTGCCGTTCGTCGCTGTCCTCGAGCTCTGGTGTGGCTATCGTCTCCACTTCCATCACCCCGGCTCGTTTTCGTCAGCCTCGGGCTGAGGTTCTTCCCTCTTCTTCCTCAGGTTCTCTCCAGAGCGGCCTTCCGTCACCCCAGCGGCATGGATGATCTGCTGGATGGAGTTTCTGGACACACCGATCGAGTCGCCGATAGCCTTCGGGCCTTCACCTGCCTGGTAGCGACGGATGATTTCGGCCTTGTCCTCATCTGTCCACCTGCAGCGGGAGCCCTTCACTTGCTTCTTTGCCGCAGGCTTGGGTGCTGCCGTCTTCGGTGCCGGGGCTTCGGGTTCCGTATTCGTCTCGGCTACCTCGGGCTGCTGTGCCTCGTCGTCGCTCATCACGACTGACGTGTAGTGCAGCTTGCCCACTATCCTGATGTCAATCATTCGGATCATGTCCGTTGATTTTGTCGTTGATGTAGTCCTCAGCCATGGCAATGCGCTCATGGATGATGTCGATGTCGTCAGGGCAGCGCTCGATCGTGGCGATATGTAATGGTTCCCTCATGTAGGGGTTGAAGGCCACGAAGTGCCCGCGTGCCGCGCCGGTGCAGTCCATCTCAGCCATCATCTGCCAGTAGTACTCGGGCTTTACCGCCTTGAGCGATGCCGCGTCGCGGATGAGCGTCATGTACTCCATGAATGTGGCGGGTTTGGGCACCTTGATTTCGATGATCATGTCGAGAACTGTCACCACACCGTCGGGTGATGCGGCATAGTTGTGGATGTCTGGGTGTGACACGCTCCCGGTCTCGGTGACGTGGTTGCCGGTGTACATCTCATAGGTGGCACGCGCCAGGTCTTCCATGTCGATGCCGAACTGGATGGCCTTCGACGATATGCTGACGGTGTCGAGATACTCGGTGAATTCCTCGTCGCCGCTGACTATTTTCTTCGCCAGGTTACGTTCGGCCGCCACCTCAAAGATGTAGGACAGTGCAGTCTTCGTCAGTGCTGTCTTGCCAATCAGCTTGTGGATGTTCGACCCGGTGAACTGCCCGAGTCGCTGCCGGAACCACTCGAGTGACCGCTGCTCCACGTTGTTGTTGAAGATGTCGCTTCTCATGCCTTGCCTCCCTTCTCGAGCTCAGCCCGCCTCTTGCCGAATGCCTTGGAGAACTTGCCCTGTGCCGTTACCGGCAGCGAGGCCCACACCGCTTTCAGCTCATCCATCGTTGAGGAGTGTTCAAGCATCTCGCCCACGTCGTACGAGTCAGGGTCGGGGTTGTTGTCGACAGCCAGCAGCCCACCGAGCGCTATCTTCCTGGCATAGCTCGACGATGACCCGGTCACCTGGGCAGCATCCATCCCCTTCTTGCTCTGGTCAATCTCGGCGAATGCCCACGCCTCGCATTGGCTGCCGTCGTCGAACAGCATCGCTGTTGCCTTGACGAAGATGCGCTCGCCGCGCTGCTCCACGTCGTCCCTGATGAGGATTCCGCACCCGTACTTTTTACACAGCGGCTTAGCCGCCTCGAGGATGTCCTCAGCCTTGCGGTAGTTGTACTTGCCGAAGCTGTTGATCTGAGTCTTCGGGGCCTTGAGCTCACCCTGGATGTTGATGAGCTTCTGCCGCAGCGACATCTCTTTTTCGTTAGATCTTTCCATTATACAATCGTTTTTAAAAATTAAACATAAAACTTGTGGGCCGGTGGCGGGACTCGAACCCGCGTCTCTCGCCTGAGGCTGTGCACCTGCCTCCATCTAGCCCAGCGCCATCACGGCAGCTGGTGGTGCCACACCGGCCAAGGTTACTATCAATATTACAAGCTGAAGCACCGCCGTGCCTCCCGGCATGAGCGGGATGTAAATCAATAAACACTTAAAAATGCAACACTATGAAAAAAATCGTTTGTCCATGCTAGTAATAGTCTATTAAGTAAGTCTGCTGCCAGTGCAGCGGAAATGATAAATTTTTTCATAATCAAAAATATTTTGGTGTTAAACAAGAGCCTTGATTTCGTCGTTTGTTGGGTACCTGGTATCCCTCATCCAGTTCTCGATCTCGCCTCGGTCGAAGAACACCCTGGCTCCTCTCTTATAGTACGGGATCTCGTGTTTCGAGATCATCAGCCTCAGGTATCCTTTGGAGTACCCGGAGATCAGTGCCACATCATCAATGTTGAGCACGTTCTTGGCGGCGAGGGTGACCATCACCTCGATGCGCGTGAGCCGTTGTTCGAGTTCGCTGATCATTCCGGGAGCATTTTTTTCTTTGAACAGTACCAGGTCATCCATCCTGCCGCGGCGAAGCAGGTGACCGCACCTGCCAGGCCCTGCCAAGCGTCACTCATGGTGTCATAGTCAATGCCGAGCAGGATGCCGCCGGCCCCAATGATGGCGAGGATGCATATAAACATAAACCACTTCATGCCTGTGCCTCCTTTTCCTTGATGATGCCGTAGATGGTACTGGCGGCACCGATGTTGTACTTACCCATTAAATACTGAATGATAGCCGAGCGGCTGTTGCTCTCGTTGGCTACCAGCCGGCGATATTCGGCATACACGTCGGCACGCTTTTTCGCCCTCTTCTTTTGGTATTCCGTTTGTAGTGTCATGTCAAATATTTTTTTGAATTTGTTTGTAATTTCGTTTTTTTTCGTATATTTGCGGCTATACGATTTGTTATTTGATTGCAAAAGTAATATAAAAAATTATATCTGCAATATTTTATCTTACATTTTAATATTTTTTAAGATATGGAACTAAACAAACGCATTGAGAAATTAATCGAATATTCGGGGTTATCAATCCCGAAATTTGCTGAACGTGTTGGATTTAAGACCCCGCAGGGGGTAAGGGAGTTATTGAAGGGTAACACGATGTCATTATCTCGGCAAGCACAAGATAATATATTACATTCGTTTCCAGAAATTAATCCGTCTTGGTTGTTAACTGGCATCGGTGGGATGCTAAAAGAGCCATCACCTCCCACCGAACCACCGCCTGAAGATGCAGATACCATCCTCATCCCGGTGGTCAACCTAGACAGCCGTGGCGGTGTCGCATACAACGAGGAAGTGCAGACCGAAACCTACGTCACGGGGCGGCTGCCATTCCCCACGTCTATCGCCCATCATGGCGATGTCGTGATACCCATCTATGGCGATAGCATGGAGCCTACCTACAAGGCTGGGTCTATGGTGTTGATCCGTGAGGTGGAATTGTGGCGGGAATACCTGGAACTGGGATGCACCTATGTAATATGTCTTGTTGATGATAGGCGGGTCATCAAGACGGTCATGGCGGGCAATGATGCCGACCATTTCCTGCTCGTCAGCATCAACCCCGCATACCAGCCACAGGAGATTGCAAAGGATATAATCCGTTCAGTTTGGCGGGTAATCGTATCAGTGAGGAGGGAGGCATTATGATGGACGTAAGACAAGCAAGAGATGAAATCGGCTTTTCACAGGCTGAACTGGCCGAGGCTGTCGGCGTGACCACGCGCACGATCCAAAACTGGGAGGCCGGTGTATCGTCACCCAAACCGCCACAGGTCAAAGCCATTGAACGGCTGATGAAAATTCTTCCGCCACCCACCGAAGTAGAGCGGCCCGACACCGTGTCACGGCTCTTGGCCATCATCGAGAGCCAGCAACGGGTCATTGAGTCGCTCACGCGCGAACAAAGTATATAACACAGGCGAAACATGGCTTTTTTTCACCAAATTTCGCCCGTGTGCGGCTTTTTCGCCGAAGGTGATAAACTATACAACAGAGAAATATAATGCGCTTAGAACGCATTTATGGCGTTTTTTCGGTATTGAGCAGGTCGGGCATCTTGTCAACGGCCTCACGCTTGGCTTTATCGAGCACCTTGGCATAGACCTGCGTGGTGGACAGCTCACGGTGGCCCAGCAGCTTGCTGACAGTGTAGATGTCGGTGCCCAGCTCCAGCATCATCACGGCAAAGGTGTGACGCGACACATGGAAGGTGACGTGCTTGTTGATCTTGGCAAGCTTGCCCCAAGCGATGAGCTGCTTGCGCACCCCGTCCCAGCTCAGCAGCGGGAACACAGGGTCACCAGGCTTCCCCCGTTCGCCCATGAGCGCAGCCGCCTGGCTGTTGATGTCGAGGTATTCCTGGCCGTGGGTCTTTCGCTGGCGGAAGATAATGCGGGTGTAGCCGTCCTGATCGTGCACGTCGCCCCAGGTGATCGCGCGGATGTCGCTGTTGCGCATCCCGGTCAGGCACCCGAATAAAAACGCCCGCTTAGTCACCTCGTTTTTACAAGGAGCCGCGGCGAGCTTCCGCACCTCATCGATGGTGAGGTAGGTGCGGTTCGTCTCCTCGAATCCTACTCCCCTAACCCCCGCTATTGGGTTGACAGGAAGAAGCCCCTCACGGTGCGCCTGGTTGATGACGCATCGAAGAGTAGCGCTGTACACCGCCACCGTGTTCCTGGCATAGCCCTGGGCCTTGAGGTACGCGGTAAAACGAGCCAGCCATGCCGGGGTGATGTCGGCAAGTGTCATCGACGGTCGGCAATAGCGTTGCAGAATCGCCTTGACGACACCATATCTCCGCCCGGTGCTGCCTTTTTTCGTGTCAGCCACCTGCCGCACATATTTTACCAGCGGCACCGTCACAGGCGATTTCACACCATATTTACCCTCTGTCACTTCAAGCAGTCTCTTTGCACACACCGCCTTGCCCATCACCATCATCTGTCGGTTGTGCTCCCGCACCTCCCTGTCGGTCCCCGGCAGCAAGTAAAGGTTGAGGTACTCGTAGCTCCTTTGCCCGCCCTGGTAGATGTCGAGGTAGAGCGACACCTTCCCCGACGGCAATTTGCGCCGCCGCAATTTCACCGAATGCTTCATAATTTTCGACAGTGTTTAGTAACCTTAAATATGACCGCAAAGGTAATCACAAACAACAAAACAGCAACAAAACAGCAACAAAAAAATATATAATCATATATAACCGACATGACCCTATAAAATGAGAATCTACTGATTTTCATTGTTTTAATGTAATCCCAATAGCATATGATTATATATCTAATTTTTTTTAGGGTTAAACATGATTGTGCCGCA